TGAAAATGGATATTTCGACCCACGATGGATCTGCGCCAGTTGTTGAATCACCACCGTTTGGTGGTGGTATTGACGACGCGGTGCCTGTGTCCGTTGTTGTGGATGAGTCCCCTGCTTCTGGTGTTGTTGATGGCGTGAAGGGTTTCGAACCTACTGTGAGTGAATTTGTCCCTGGTGACTTTGTTCCTGCCAGTAGGGCCCCCACGCCCCCGCCTAAAGCGTTTCAAGCTTCACGTAAAGTGAGGGCTAGTCGCACGGACGAGGCTGTAACTCGTTGTGCGCTCGCCCATACGAGCCCGTACGGGAAGTATGTTGGTGATTCCGCGGTGAAGAAAACCGGCAAGTCAGTGTCGGCCTCCTCCGCGAAGGCTTCGAAGACCAAGACGTTAGCGTCAAAGTCCCAGAAGCGGCGTAGGCGCAGACGCGCCGCCCGTGAGCGCTCTAAGGAGCGTGCGCGGTCACAGTCGCACAACCGCTACCCTAAGGTGGACAAAAGTCCACCTCCCGCCCCGCACAGAGGCAGGTCGCGTCAGCGCAAGGGTCCAGCGCGTGGTGCTGGCACTGGAGGTACGGCACCTCGACCCGCGCCGGTCAAAAGCCAGAGGAAGGAGAAGTACACGATTCGGGAGAGTATGTCCAAGATGAAGCAGGACATCATGCGTAAGCATTTCCCGAAGTACGACTTCGAGTTCACCAACGATGAACGACCGCACAAACACCTGATGCTCGCCTTTGAGCGACGCACAGTTGGATTGGAGCTGGTCCGTCGAGCCAACAACATGTGCGAGGGACTACAACATGTCCTGATTGTTGGCACGTCCTTGCGGCCGGCCTTTTACCCGAAGGCCTGGAAGCTGCATGGGTGCGATAATGGTGACACGGCGGCGATCCGTCATAAATTCGCCTGTTGGGAGCAGGATAAGTCTGAATTCGTGACCATCCTCAAAGAAGGTGAGAAACCTGGCCCATTTGAACAGAAGTACTGTGTTTGTAAACATGGTGCACAGGATTGTGATTGTCGCGTTTTTGGCGTCGCAGTGTCGGTACATTCGTTGTATGATTGTGATGCTGAAACTGTGGCGCGCATTTGCCTGAACACCACCAAGCGTACTCTGTTCTCGATTGGGCATGATTTCCTCGACTTCTGCGGCACGTTTGCCGGGGATGAGGCGTCATATTACATCCGAAAGGACGGGAAGTGCGTGATGCAGGTCGTTGGTAACAACGAACCATACGTCACCGGCACCAGCCGTTGGATGATTGGGCGCCGGTCACTGATTGTGGCTGTTGGTGGTAGGAAGTATGAGCTGGCTTGGTCGCGCGTGGGAGAACATCCGTTCTCCACAGTGCGGCGGTTCACGGTGGTGGAGGTTGGTGCGGATGCGCCCGTTACAGATTATTGCCCGGACGCTATTGAAACACCTACCTCCCGCCACATTACCGCAACACTGGGCGCGACTGTCGACTATGGATTTGACGCCGCTTTTAGCGGCGCTGTTGTGAATGCCGGGCCGAAATGGCTGTCAGTGCGGGTAGGTGGGCGTTGGAAACACGTCAACCGAGCCGTGCTGTACCGAGCACAGCAGTATTTCCAGGGTCGTCCGATAACAGCCGACGCTATCAACAACTGTCGTAAGACGACTGCCAGTCGAGTGGCCTCCCTGGCCACAGAGGATCCCAGTCTGAAGAACATGCCCACGGCCGTTGTTGTGGATGACATGCAGTCCATCGACGTTACGGTCGGCCTTGCTTTGCAGGCCGTCCTGGACTCGCAAGCCGACAAGGTGGAGCTTTTCCACCCGCGTATGGAGGCTGCGGTGCGTCGACACAACTGGCTCCTCGAAAATCCGTTCAAACGGTGGAGTAATGCTTACCTACGATTGGCCGTGAGCGTTGCTATCTCTATTGTCGTGGCGACACTGTTTCAGTTGTTACCTGTTCGTGTGGTTGCTGATGCTGCAATGGAGGTTGTCAGAGTTGTTGGTGTCGTGTTGTTGACATCGCACCTGGCGCCCATCATTGGAACGCTGTTGACTGGCGTCATTTCTTGGCTTGTACTGGCGAAATATGCGGCGGCTGAGCCCTTGTTCGCAGAGCCCGAAATGACCCCAACTGATGCATGGATCACTGAGCTACTTGCTATAATGATCACCGTGACCTTGGCTTGGTTTATCCGACGTTGGACCAGAACCAATCCGCTCGTTCGCGCACGCAAACGTGTGCGGCGCTGGTTCAATGATTGCAACACCCTCCTCGAAGCTGGAGTGGCTGAAGGGCCAATCGATGAGGGGTTGTCAATCTATACGTATACCAGCCGAGTTGATGTCAAGAAATTTCCGCCACGTGAAGGGGCGAAATTCTTTGACCACAAGATGAAGTGCAAGTTGCCCAATGAGTGCAAACCCGGGGCGGTGCCAGTAGCCATATGTTTTGACTGCGCGGCGCCACTTGTGGCCGATGTTAACACTGCCAACGCTGTATGCGCTGTGAAAACTCGTGCCATCCTCGACTCACCCGATCCTGAGCTAGGGTTTTGGGAATCTATTTATGAGTTGATGGAAGGCGAGTTGCCACTTGAAGGCGATGCAGATGGTGTTAATGTTATTGGGCGCGACCGGCCCAAACTCTTGGACTTGGAGGAGTGGATGAAAACCCGCTACAAGACTGAGAATCGGAAAGAGCTTCGTAGGATCCAGGATGCACTGCTGAAAGGTGAACCATTCCTCGCTCACTACAGTGCGTTCCTCAAGCGTGAAAAGGTCATGAAGTTGAATCGCGAAAAATTCGTGCACTTCCGTATCCGCCTCATCCAGGCTTTGAACAAAATGGCGAAGGTTGCCCACTTTTCTTGGTGGTGCAGCTATACTACCGCCATGGAACAGGCCTGGCACAAGCGACATCATATCTTCTACACTTGTGGTGCCACCTGCGACGACATCAATGAATGGGTTGAATACTGGTTGTCAAACTATTCACGCGCAATTTTTATTTCGTGTGACTTTGGCAAGTATGATACCACCCAGGGTGTTCGTTGCATTGAACTCGAGCATGACCATTATCGTCAGCTTGGATTCGGCAAACGCAAGTACGGTGAGAAGACGCTGCGTGCTATGATGCGGGCGACGTGCTTTATTGACGGGATTTGTTATTCCGTCAGTGGTACGAGGAAGAGTGGTGACATGAACACCAGCAGTGGTAACACTCGCAATGGTGTGTATGTCATTTACAGTTTCTTCAAACATAATTTTCCCGCCCCGTGCCCTGCTGCCATGATGTCCCTTGGTGATGACAATTTGATTTTCGTCAATGCGGACGTGGTTAGCAGCCACTGGGGGATTGATGGGAATACCTTGAGGAGACGGCTGCACGATGAGCTCCTTGCGTGGGTTACGCGAGCGGGGTTCACTCTTAAGGTTTCGGTGTCATGGAACTTAGCGAATGCTGAGTACTTGAGCTGCCGCTTTTACCCGACTGACGACGGGTATAAGATCGGAAAGAAACCAGGACGTGTGTTGACGAAGCTTGGGTGGATGTTGGCGAGAAGTGGGAAGTATGATTATGACGCGCATATGTATGGCACGCTTTTGTCGTACCTCCCGACTGCCAATCATGTTCCATTCTTGCGGGTTGTCGTTAACAGGCTGCTGGCCGAATTCAAAAGCGAAGCTACCGCGCCTATCTATGATCGCGATGGTTACTTCCGCATGAAAGGCCAGGTATGGAAAGCTGACGAGTTCACATGGGCGGCTTTCTTTGATACGTACGGCCTGACTGAAGGCGATGAACGCGAGTTTGCCCGTCACGTAGACGACTGTATTTCGAAGTATGGTCGGCGTGTTCTCATCAGCAGTGACGCTGTTGATGCGATGTATCGGGTGGACTACGGGGTCTAAACACACGGCCTAGCCCGAGTCAGAAAGTCCTGAAAAGGCATATTGTGTTCTGACGTCTCATTTGCGAAATGCCGCGGAGAAGGCGACGGAAACGAAAGCGGACAGCGAAAGGCAGGGGAAACGGTGGAAACGGTTTCCCGGCCAAAGCTGCGAAAGCGATTGGTCCAGTGGTTAAAGCGGCCGTCCACGCTGCCCTTCGAGGTGCAGCATCGGCTGCTATGGGGGATTCCGTGACGGCGGCCCCCGTTACTATGGGTCACCGGAGGGTGACCAAGTTCAGCCACAGGGTCAATCGGGTGCGCCACCGTGAGTATATTTGTGACATCTATGCAGATGGCACTGATTGGCTCCCGAAGGTGTATGCGATTAATCCGCAACTTGAGCATGCGCTCTGGCTTAACCGTATAGCGAAAGCCTATGAGCGCTACCAATGGAACAACTGGCAAGCTGAGTTTGTTCCTAGGAAAGGCACGGCCGACGAGGGCGTGATCATGATGTGTTGTGACTACGATGCGCATGACATGCCCCCGGCTAGCAAGGTCGAAATGATGGCGACTGCCGGATCTGTTCGAGGACCGATCTGGCAGGCACTGTCACTGACGGCACAAAGCGGTGCGGCCCGTGGGCCTCTTCTGCTGCGATCTCACGCTGGTGAGATCGAGGGATCGAAGTCCCTCTACGACCAGTTTAATCTGGTCGTGGCAACGGAGGGGACGTCCACAGGAGTTGTTGGCGAGCTATGGATCATGTATGATGTCTCGCTTTACCAGCCCACGCTAACGCAGTCGGTTAGCCACGTCGGGGAGCTGCTTGGCACTCCCTTTAATGCTGCTGCATCCAGTGATTGGGTGTTTGCAAAAACGGCGGTTGGCCAACAAGGGGTCTACGATCCCACCTTCGACATTGTCGCGCCCTCAAGCGTGAACTTGGTGCGTTGTTTCAATTCACAGAATCTACTTTTGCCATCGTTGGGAAAGTTCCTTCTGCGGATTGTTTTTGTGGGCACCGCGTTCACTGGATTTGCACCAGTGGTTTCTGGCACCTCATCCGCAACTTTTGACGACGTGAACCCCAGTGGTACGAGTACGGCTGAACTGATGTCTTATGGCCTCAATGCAGCATGTACGCAAGCCACTGCAGTGGTTAAAGTCGAGGTCACCAAAATCTGGGGCCCTCCCTCTACCGCCATTGTTGGTAACTCTGCTGGGTTGGGGTTTGTCGCCCATTTTACGGGCGGCACAATTGACAACTACCAAGTTACTGCATGGCAGGATTCTGTCGGTAGCACTTACTGATTCAGCCTTTCACTCGGGCGACCCTCGGTCAGGGAAACAGACCCGCCTCACAGCGTTACAGTTACCCATGCATGTGTCGAAACGGGGGGGTATCCCCGTATTGCATGGGTTTTGCAAAATCCTACTGCACG